TTAATAAGTTCTTATCATAATTATCTTCTAATAATTTTAAATATCCTTGTGGCAAATATACATTATCTTTTGTTTTTCCCCTAACTAAAAGTTTATTATCATCTGATTTCTCTACCATGAGAGTGTATGTGTATTTATATCCTTCAGGAGTAGTAGTTATATATATCTCAGGGTTATCACAATCTCTCATTCTACCTAATGCTTTATTAAATGCTGTTTCACAATATTTATATGATGATATGTCAAATTCGTCAAAACCAGTATATGACAAACTCACCCCAACAATAGATTGTGGCTTAATCATTTGGAAGATCCTTATGTTTCCATAAGATGTTTTAATAGTATGCTTAGATACATTGTAATCATAGGGAATGCCCTTATCTTCTAATATTTGTAGGAATGGAGGAACAAAGACTTCTTCAGCTAATGAGTAAGTAGGATAGATAATCCAACCATTGCTAACACCTTCAGAGTTCTTTCTTTTGATGTGATTAATGAATGTCTTGTGCAGAAAGCTATATGTTTTGCCTGATCCAAAGCCACCTACATAAGCATTGATTTGTTTCTTACTTGTAAGGAATTGCCATTGATGGGGAAAGTAATCTGCTTTGTGTATAGTTAGATTAGATGCCATCAAAGACTATATCGTCTATTGGTTTTACTTCAGTTATCTCTTGTTTGTCTGATTGTCCTAATACTTGTTTCCCTAACCATATTAACATTGGAACACTACCTTTCTCAGCACTTCTCCATTGCATTTTTCTTAATCTAATTTTTCCCTCATCTCTCCCTTTTGTCAGAAAACTGGAATAACTCTTTTTAATTAAATCTTCTGAACACCCAAAAAAACTAGCTATTTCTCTGTTAGTACAACCAAATCCTGCCAACTTTTCTACTTCTTCTGTATTTATATCATATTTCTTAGGTCTGCCTGTAGATTTTGTATCTTTTTTAGCTTGAGCCATAGGCATATTATAATCAAGAACACACCATTCTTTCTACAACTATTTTGGATTCCTTTGCTTTTATCTGTCTAATTTCTTTAATATTTAACCATGTAGTGCTATCATCAAAAATAAAGTTTTCTGTACATAAAGCATCTATAAATTGTTTTAATCCACCCCACATATTATCTGTATCCATTAATCTTTTAACATAACATTCTATCTTTATTACACATTTATCTTCAGTTGCTTTTATCTTATTCAACCTCATCTGATTTCTGATTAAGATCCTGTACTGCCCTTTCAATCTTCCTTTCTCTGCCCAATGCATCTTATCTATAGCATTTCTTGAAAAGACTTTATGGTCTATTGTTATAGTTTCTAAGTTATTCATTTTTTATATAACCAAATATATGTTCTATTATAGGTAAAGTCCAACCATCACCTAATAAACTACCTGCTTCTACTCTTGTAAGTATATCACACCAATCATCAGGAAATCCTTGCAGCCTACACATTTCAACCTTATTTACTGTCCTTACATAACCTTCTTCTTCAATTAAGGTTATCATACCTGTAGTATTGTTTCTATGTATTAAAGATTCTTGAGAGCTCTTTTTCTCACTAATTTTTCCACTACCAGTGTTTAAACAACTGTGTTTTTCTTCATAAACTAAACTCATCATAGACCTTGATTCTCTTTCTTTTAAAAACTTTTGACATTTATCACTATATAAATCTTTATAACTTGCTGATGCTATTGTTCTCTCTGCTAAACAAGTATGTTTATCTACTTTGACTGCTCCACCTTGCACTATATCTTTAAACATAATTTTTTTATCTTTAGGCTCTGGAATATCTGTAACTATATCTCCAAACATTCCATCAGGAGCAGTTCTTATATTACTCCAATAATATCTATCTCTTAATTGAGCAGTAACCAAAGATGAGTTTATTCTAACAGGGTACACACCTAATGCTCTTGACATTATACCAACATCTTTTGTAGGTGCTGATCCAACATTCTCTTGTAAAAACAAAACATCAGAATTTAATTCTTTTATGTGATTTAATATATCTACAAATACCCAAAATAAACCACTCCTCTCACCTTCTAAACCTTCTCTCTTTCCTGCTATAGATAAATCTTGGCAAGGACTACCACTTAAAACCATATCTATATTCTTCCAGTCAATATCCCATTCTCTCCATTTAGTAACATCTCCAAGTTGTATTGTACCAGGATAGTGGTGTTGGGTTAGCTTTATTGCTGCAGATTTAATCTCAGAGGAATAATACTTACCTACTTTTATTCCTACATTATCAAGAGCAGTATGCCCTGTGGACATTCCATTAAATAGACTTAATACATTCATAGAATTAAAACCATTTAGCTGCTTTTTTTCTTTTGGCAATCTCTTTATTCCTTTTTTTTCTTATTTTGCTATAACATTTATTACAAGTTTTTATTGTATATCCTGAAACCTTATAAAAATTATCTTGGGGTTTCTTTTCTCCACATTTATTACATTTTATTGAGGGGAGCATGGAGATCAAACCCTATGAGAGTGTAGGGATTTGAAAGGTTAAGGACACTCCCCTCAGTTTCTTTTCTTCTTTAATCTTTTATTTATCCTCTCTTATTGGAATTATTTTTACTTTACAACATCTACTCTCTATGTTTTGTAATTCCCATTTATTGAAAAAATCTGATACTCTACATTTGCTACAATATCCTATGAATGAATTTCCTGTAGAATCTAACTTAAACTTACCAGTTTCATCTTTCTTATTGAAGTTATTTTTACTCCACCTTGCTAACCTCTTAGAAACATCAAACACTTTTTCCTTCTCAAATCTCATTTTATTACCACCTGATTCTGTCCAATAATCAGAAAAATCAATTCTCATCTCTTTATCATATTCTTCTGCAAACTCACTTACCTTTCTTAAAAACATAGTTCTTCTATAACCTATTGTCTTTTTTTGTTTTTCACTTACTTTTAATAATGCTGGATTCATATCTTTCTCCTTATCCTTAACCTTATCTATGTTTATATCTTTGTCCTTATCTTGAACTGTACTAGATACAGTATTTAAACTGTTTGAAACAGTTTCTAAACAGTTATATTTATCTAATATTTTCATAACACTAGCATGTGCTTTTACATTTTGGTTTAATATACCATACTGAAAATCAACAAACTTTCTTAAAAACCACTTATCCTCTTTTATTACCTCAATGTGGTCTTTTAAATACTTATCCACATCTTCTTGTTTAACTGGCATTCCTATTTGAAACTCAGCTAATTCTAAATCAACATCATACATTCCTGCGTGATCACAATTAGTTAATAAATAGAAATAAAATAACTTCATTTTTGGTGGGAACTCCCTAAACCATCTCTTACCCCATATTGATGTATCAATAAAACGTTTGCTCATAATTAATCTCCTTTTTTAACCTTAACCCAAACTTAACAAATATTTCCTTAATAATTAAAAAGTTTAACACATATCCATTCTCTTAATAATCTCCAAGCTTCTTTCCAACAATCAATTATATATTTATCCTCAAAATCTGTTTTCCCTTTAGAATGAAATTCACTATGATGTAGCCTACACAATGGGATACAAGAATAATGTCTAGGTGTAGGTTTTTTACGATTACCTCCCATACCAATTGCCTGAAGATGATGAGGATCAGGGTTGTCTTTATAACATATAAGACATTGTTTAGTTTTAATCCATTCAACATATTGTAAAGTTTTATTCTTCATATTCTCCTCCCAAACATTCTTATGTTATCCATTGGTATCATATAAAACATTTTATTATTCTCAGGGTAATACCCAGCCTCAAGTTCTCCATGTTCAAATAGCTGCTCAATATAACACAACTCAATTAAGAAAGATTCCTTGTGGGTATCATCATAAATGTAAAACAGCAAACTCCCAACACTTGACCATTGTTTGTAATACTTTAAGTCATGGTCTTTTATTTTTACATGAGATGCAGTTTGTTTATCTGCCATTTTACATTCAACAAAATGAAACTTATTTTTAATCATAAAATAATCAGGTGAACATTGAATCAATTTAGGGATCTTGAAATAAGTGTCCTTGCCCATATTAAAGCCTTCTTCATTACTTATTCCAAACTGCTTAAAGAATATATTATTAACTGAGCAGAATCTTTCAAAACATTTTTCACCTATTCTACCATAAGCCTTTCTTCTCTCAAGGGCCTGATTCATATTATCTCCCCAACACTCTTATGTTGTCCATTAGAGTATTCATATCCCTTAATTCATTATCATAAATAACATAATTATCTAAATACCCATTATTCTCTATTCTATTTATTTTTTTAATATCACTTCTCCCAACCCAGCCAATAATAAATCCATTTTTATCTTCAACATATAATCGCACAGATATATAAATATGTTTTGGATTCTTATTGAATTGTTCCACCATCTCAAGTGTTCTAGTATGAAAATCTTTTGTTCTTGTTTTTACATCAACCAATAAATCTTCATTGATGATAAAGTCATATTTATCTGCTTCAGTATGATGAGAAGAATCTTCAGTAAAATCAATGTTATTGTCTATCAGGAATTGTTTAAATATTTTTTCTCCTAATTTACCTTCATACATTTTTCTTTGTTTTGCATTTATTCCACCTTCATGAAAATCATGCCTGTTTGAAGTAAACTCTCTTGATTTAAATGAATATAAATATGCTTCTTCAATAAATTGTTTTTTAATTGAGATTAATTTAGGTCTATCCCAGCCTCTATCATTGAATGTCATATTATCTCCCTAACACTCTATGAAGTTTATCAAGTGTCCATTTTAGTTTAATTAGAAACAATACATTTAATACAAGTGAAACAATTAATATTACTATCATCTTTTTCTCCTTTTAAATTGTAACCCAGAACTTTTCCCTCTCAGTTATTTTTTACTATTCTTTGATTTTCATGCACTTTTCAATCTCCTTGAGTCTTCTATCAATTTCAAAGATTTCCCACATAACTGCTTTGTAAGTATCTGCAATATTCATGCTTTGTATGCTATAATTTTTTTCAATTATATCTACCCTGTTTTCTACCTTCTTAATAGCTACTGCTGAATATTTAGAATATAGTTTATCAAAGAATTTACCTGAATAATCAAATTCATCTCTTGGTTTGTTTTTTTCACTCATCTTTTTCTCCTTCTTTTTCTAGGTCTATAATCCCTTCCTCTTGGTTGGTATCCAAAGACCATATTATTGATTCTTGTCACTAATCCCCACAAGATATGCAGTTCTTCTTTCTTACTCATTATGCAAACAATTCATCTGCTTCTTCTGTAGCAGCTTCTTTTTTTATTCTATTGATTCTTTCTTGGCTTCTTAAATTAAGTTCTTCTTTAGCAAGAGGTTTCCATTTATCAGGACCACTTTCTACAATCCAAATCAAATCTTCTTCCTCTGCTGTTTTCCAAGTAAGATCTTTTTTCTTTTCTGCCTTATATCCTATTGTTAAATCTCTCCAATTATCATCAGATAAATCAACTTTTTGAGGCTTAGAAGGTGCATTTTGCTTATTTAAAGCAGTAACCAGTTCATCTGCTGAACAAAATTCAGTTCCTGCATATCCTGAACTTGCTAATGCTCTGCCTATTGCAGATGTTTCACAATTCTCTAATGCACTTGTTTCATTGATTTTTGAAGATCCTATATCTTCATAGGCATGACCACAAAAAACATTCTCACCTATTTTAACTACTGCCTTCACTACAACTATTCCATCTTTGAATTGAATAATCTCAGTTATAATTGACTTATGATCAACAATGTCTTTGTGAAATTCAGCTAATCTCTCAGCTACTGTCTTATATTCTTTTCCATGTATTGTTACTGGCATAATGCCCTCCTTTATTTATTTGTAAATCTTAAATTGTTTTCTATGTGTATATATGGGTATGAAGGATTGAATCCTAATAACCCCAACAAATTACCACATAATTCTTTTGACATCTTCTTTTTTCCATTCAAGTAAGATGATAAATTGCTAGGCTTAATCCCTAATTCTTTAGCATAATAATTCTGCCTATAAGGTCCATATCTAATCAAAGCCTTTAAAAGCATTGGAGTATGCTCATCTACTCTTAAATAATATTCACTCATGTATTCTCCTTCCTTATTTTAAAAGTTCCATAATTAACAGATAAATCAAGTATAACTGACATATATAAAATATTATGCTAGTGATTTTTTCTCTCATTGTTTTCTCCCTATTTATATTTCCTTTACACTCCAATCTTCAAACACTTTATATTTAACATTATCACTTACTGTCAATATATTATTTTCAAAATCACCATAATCTAAAATCTCATAGTTGCCATTATTTGATTTACCATTTTCAGTAATTCTGCTATCATTTTCATTCATCATAAATAATATATCTTTATGACCATTATAATCTTTTGCTATTACTAATAATTTTACTTTCTTCATTTTTTAATCTCCATTTTATTATTTATTTAACCTTTCAAATTATTGGCACATTTTTGTATTGGATTGGTATCACCTTAAGCTATCCTCTACCTTCTATGTGCCAAAGAAGTTTATTTATTTCATTAACCTATTTAATATATTTAACAAAATACTCAAAAGCCTTATTCTGAGGTAGAAGATTAAGTATTACACAATCTTTATATTCTTTCTCAAAATACTCTATTACTTTAATACTACCATATTTCTTTGTATTGGTAATATTATTAAAATCTTTTACTTTTGTCCTAAACTTGATTATTTGTTTTTCTTTAGTTTTAAATATGCAAAGATTTCTCAAGTTCTTTTTCCACTCTTTATTATCTAATTCATAATCTACTAAAGTATTCATAATAGCCTCAGTATCCCAAGTGTAGTCATCTTTAGAATCTATTATAGATTTTTCTCCCCTAGCTTCGCTTAAATCTCCCCAAGTAGTTTTTGGTAAAGAATTAATAAGAGTATCTCTATATAATTTAGCTTCTTCAACTATAGGTATTCTTATAAATTCCTCTTTTTTCCTATCATACTTACTTTCCCAATCTACACTTAACTCTCCACCATTACCACTATCTAACAAAAATGCAACCTTTTTACCTTCATAATATAAAGTAGCATTTACTCCATAACCTTCTCTACCTAAAAATGTTTTCACACCTTTTAAAGTGAATTTTGAGTTAGTTATTATTTCTTTTGATTTTGTATATTTATTTTCTTTTGTATTCATGTTTTTAATCTCCATTTATTTAATTAACCCTAACCTCCCTAAATATAACTATAAATATACATTAAAAGCAACTTTTCTTTTATTTATAAGGAGAAATTAATATAACAAATATATATATAGTAACACAAAAGGCTCAATTAAGAGCCTTTAATGTGTGCTATTATCTTATTTATATTAGTAAGTTTCTGTTATTACGAGGGAGGTTGAAAACAGGTTGTTCGCTACCTGCTTGAAGGAGGGTTTGTTGGTAATTCTACATAATGCAAATTCTAAATCATCAGCACTTGAATCAGGGCAGAAGATAAAAGGTAGTTTGCCCATTAAGCTGAGCTTGAAAAATGAGGATAAACTGCTATCAAATACATATTCAACCTCGCCATCTTCTGCATCTGCTTGATCTGTCCAAGTAAAGAATTTATTTTCATTTCCTGCTTTATCAAAAAGATTATCATCAGTTAAATAGCTAAGCCCTACTTTCCAGCTTCTTCTTGCCCTGTTTGCTCCAATATTATAATCATGTCCTTCTTGTTTTTCTAATGTCCAAGCAGGAAGGTTTCCCCAATTATTTTGCCCTAGATAGCTAATATTAGATAAAGTGCTTCCTCCTATAGTATTTTGTAGCTTAACACCATCATAGCTATGGTCTATAGTTGCTTTGATGTCAAAGGAATGTTCAGGTTCGAACCAGCGACCATAAGTAAAAGCACCTGCATAAGCTGTTCCATCAATTAAATCATACCAAAAAGACAACTTAAAAACATGATCCAAGCCAACATCAAAAGAAGTTATGTCAAATAAAGAATATCCATTATATGTTGGAGATACTATTCCATCACCATCAGTACCAACATCTGGAGGAGCATTAACAATTTCTGTATAAGATGCATCAGCACCTTCAACTGTCACACCATTGTCTGTATTAGCCAACCCTGAAAGATGTACTCCAAACCCTGCACCTTCAAAATCTCCTGAGTTATGCCCTAAAGCACCACCATAAAGACCTGTTGAAGAACTTGATGATATATTGGTTAATAATTGACTTAATTCAGGATTTTGAGGCAGGGCTAATTGACCCCCTGCATCACCATAAAGAGCAGGATCTGCATTAATCCAAAAATCAGACCTCACTTGACCAGCAACAGCTTCATCAAAAGTTGTAACTTGAGAGGGATTCATATTCCACACATTCTGATATTGTGCTATTTCAGCACCTATTAAAATTTCATTATTTTCCCATACTGAGTAAGTTCTAACCCCACTATAATATCCTAGCACTTTTAAATACTGAGGAATGTCTGCATAAAATCTGCATTTGCCAATCTGTCTTTTAGCCATTTCTTTCTCCTAAAATAATGTTTTTCTCACCTTTCTTCTAATTATATTTTGGGTTTCTATTTCTTCATATTTTCTAGCATCAGATCCCCACTCACCATAATTTATATTCCACTCATTTCTGTTTAAGTTCTGAATATTGGCATGAAATTTTGTTTTATCCCAGCAAGTACATTTACAGCTAGTTATCTTTAATTCTCCAACATAAGTAAATAATAATTCTGATAATTCTACTTGTGCTGTGCTGAATATAATTATCTTGTTGCTAGATGCTTTTATAATCCAACCCTTTCCTAATCTTTTAAACCCTCTTACTGCTCCAATATATCCAATTTCAAATACTGCTATCTCTCCATTGGTTTCAAAGATAACATCTCCTCTCCCATATTTGAGAGTTCCTGTACTAGCTACAGGTAAGTTTTTTCTATTTATTAAATCTGTTTTATTCATCTAACATATCATCTAAGGAATCAATTAAATCATCTGAATTTCCACCTTCTTGAGAACCATATATTGCAATATTTACAAGTAGTATAACATCTAAAATATTTACTACCCCATCTTGATTCATATCTCCTTCAGGATAAACAATTACTTCTTCATCTTCAGGAAGATCAGTGGGAAAATCTTGTGGATTTACATTTGATCCATCTATAGCCTCAAAAGTCCAACCTTTCCATTCCATATCTCCAGTAGTCATGTGATGTAGCTGTATGGCTTTAATTTTAATATCTTTAATACTTTTGCTAGTCTCTGTAACCATAAACAAAGGCAAGATATATTGTCCACATCTGATAGGCATATATTGTCTATCTGCCATAGTTACATCAGGAATCATATTTAGAGCATAATATTCTCCATATACTTTTTTGCCTAATATCATTTCATCAAACTCAATTAAATCTCCAATCTCAAGAGCAAAATATTTTATAGGTAAAGTTAGTTCCACAATATTATGCTGATTCATGTTCCAGTATAATAAATACCTAGCAAATCTCTCAGCCAATTCAGGAGTTCTTATATAATCATTTTCAACTGTTAAGAATGTATCTATATGGTCTATTGTAGTTTCATCTCTCTTAATTCCATAATAATTATTAAACGTGAAAGTATCAAGAACTAAGTCAAAATAAGTTCCTGTTAGCCAGCAAGCACCATTTAATACATAATGTTCATTAATTTTTATTTCTCCAGTAGTTTCTATATGATTCTTCAATCCATAATCATATTTATGCTTAACTTCAACTTGAGTTTTAACATCTTCTATCTTAGTTCTTGAAAATTTATATTTAAGAACTTCAGTATTATTAATAGTAGCTATTTCTTCAGTTCCATCATAAGTGCTTTTTATAGTAATAAATTTTAATCTATCATTTGAAAAGGTTGGGAATGATTTGCTTGATTGAGATATTTCTTGTATTAATTTCTTGCTATCTATTTCTTTATTTATACAGAATCCTAAATCCCAACCATCATCATGATTGGCTCTAGATTCATTTATAGAATAATCATCTAAGCCTTTATCATATCCAAGCTCTGTCTTTGCTAGGTGATAAATAATATCTGAAGGCTTAGTTATTGTAACATCACTTGGAACAAAATCTTCATCAACTTCTTCTTCTACAACATCTTCATCAACTATTTGTATAGTTGGAACATCTGTGTAGAAAGAGTGTCCTGCATAGCCTTGTGCAACCTCATCTGCCCATTGAGTAATAGCTTCAGTAAAAAAATCACCAAAATGTTCAGAATCATAAGAAAGTTGAGTTGTAGTTACAAAAATTGCCCAACTATCAGTTTGATTTGTTCCAACCTCTCCTGCCTCATAAGCAAAAGGAATTGTAATTGTTTCATTTGGGCTTATTGTATAGTCAGCAGTATAAACAAGTGTACCATATTGAGCAATCAAATCATCACCTATATTAAAGTCATTAATTAATTCATTTTCAAAGGTACTGTCATTAATAGGTAAATCAAGCATAGTTATTTGAAATGATCCATTGTAATCTGTTGAACTTACTTGAAAACTGCAATCTACTGTGCTATTTTCATTAACTGCTATAGGAATATTTAATCCTGAAGGGTTTATAGAAAGAGAAAAATCCCAAACAGGAGGTGGTGCTTCAAACATTCCAAAAGTAATAGGCTTTAATACTGCTAATCTAGAATTTGGTGCTACATCAGCCATAGTAACATTATTGGCATTAACAGGAATAATTTTATCTACTAAAAGATTATAATCTGCTACATGACCTCCACCTGATTCCAAAATAGAAAAAGTTGCTCCAAATAAAATCTCAAGACCTTCAATAGAGTCTTTGGTATGATTATAGAAACCATTAATACTTCCTGTTTGAACAGAGGCAGCATATCCACCACCACCAAATTCATAAGTATCATCAACAAACGTAGAATAGGTTGATCCTATTGTTTCAGAAGCTATATACCAAGTTCCCCAAGCAGAACTAGAAGGAAGTTTTATAGTAATAATAGCACTATAATTATCAGACTCCCAAACAGCATCATGAACTATAGCATAAGAATGTGTATTAGATGCTCCCCAATTATTACTAGCAAATTCTGAGCCTTTTTTATAACCAACAGCAGGAAGTGAGAGTGTCAATTGGGATTCTTTAACTGCTAATATATTATCTCCAAGATATTGATGATAATTAGAAGGACTGTCATCTAAGTCTGTAAAATAAGCATTCCAATCAAATACTCCAGCAGGGTGTGCATAACCCAAACTCCAACAAACATCTCTACAAGTGATTACTGTTCCCACAAAATCAATGCTATTATTTACATTGGATTGATTATTTACAGCCTCAATTAAATGATTCCCCTCATCAGTTGATGTTAATTCAGCATCTTGATTATCTTTTACCCTGAATTGAACATAAGTTGAAGCTTGTACATTTTCTATGCTATCATTTACAAATTCCCATATAAGAGCCATTAGTATGAACTCCCTTTATCTGCTACCTTTTTAACCTGCTTAACTTGTTTTGCTGGTCTTGATATTGGAGGTCTGCCCATAGCTATTTCTTGTCTTTGCTGAGTTCCTACTTCTCCACCAAGTAAGGTTACAGGAGTTCCAGTATATGTTCCATCTGTCCAATCTACTCTCCCATTTACAGAAGCACACAAATTATACTTATTAAAATCTTTTAATATTGCTCTTTTAATTAATTCTAACCCCTCAAACATTAAAAACCTCATTGATCCTGATTGTGGTAAAAACCCAAAAGCACCCTCATTAAAAATAATTCTTTGACCTATGCTAAAATTAGTATTTCCAATGTTATTAACAGATAAATAATTATCAATATCACTTTCTCCCACATTTGATTCTGCATAAAAATTATAATCATCATATTCTACTGTTGGAGTAACATCATTAAAATCTATTATAACATCTGTAATTTCATTAAATCTAAACACCAATCTTGGAAATTCTCTATCAGGATTAGGAATACCTGACCTTTTATCAATCTCAGTTTTTAGTTGGTATTGAAGATATGTTTTATGTAATACATCTTCTATATCTCCATCTCTCTCAACTGATGACATAATATTATTATCATCAGGAAATGGAATGCTTTCAAAATTTATAAGACTTTCTCCTTTCAAGTTTTCATAATATTCTTCACCATTTTCATCATAAACAAAATGTTCATTGTTTCCAAAAAACCAATACTCGTTTTCTGATACATTGTTTGGCATATCTCCAAAATTTTTAACATCTAAATAAAAAGGACTACCAGCTAAACCATAAGAATCCCAACCAGTAATATTTGTAGTTGGGATAGTTCCTTCTTGATCTTCATAAATATTAATTGGAACTGTGGTGTGTTGTGTTGTTCCACCTGATTCTCTATAGCTTAATGTATAATTAGAATCTGTAATTGCTAATTGAGGCTTTTGATATATTTCAACAAGTCCAAAAGCTACTGGAGATCCTGTTATATCAACTTCTTCTTCATTATCAATTATACTTTCAATGTCTGCTGATTTTTCAAAAATTATTTCATTGTTTATTATATCATATTGCATATCACTAGCAGCCTCATAAATAGTACCAACTTTAAAATCATCAAAAATAAATGTCCATTTTGTTATAGTTACATAGACATCATTAGCAAATATTTGAGGAACATTTATGCTTGATATATATGCATCATCTGCTATAGCTGAATAGTATGTTGTTTCTGAAATATTATATACTATAGGAGATTTATCTACAAATCCATAAACCATAGGAATAAGTTTGTTCTGATGTTTTTCAGGTAATCCTTCTGTTGGTGTATATCTGTAAGGAAGTTTTTTATGTAAAGTTGTTTCAGTTCTATCCTCAATTTCTATACTTAATAAATCTGCATTTTCTTTTATATCTCTAATATATCCTGAATATAATTTCATACAATCTTCCAAAGATTCACATGATGGAGATTTATAATATATATCTACCCTTGAGTTCATTACAGATTGTTCAAATAGTCTATCTGTAATCCTTTCTCCATTATATTCAAAATTAAAGAACTTGATAGAAACACTAGATATTTTAAATTTCTTGCTAGTTGTATCTATAGATTCTTTGATGTTACCTATGCTTTTAACAAGTGGATCATAATGATTTTCTAGGGT